CCCGTCGGTAATCATCCAGCCCAGGCTCTTGATGATCTGGTCGCGCAGCCAATTGAGCGTCGCCTGGGTGCGCGGCATGTTGAACACCTGGTAGATCTTCGACCCGATCCGGTCATCCGGGATCGCGGTCAGCGCCGGGTCTTCCAGCGCCGCATAGGTGTCGATCCAGCAACCATGCGGATCGGCGTCGAACACAATGTCGCCGGGATCGACCTGCGCGTCGGTGAACAGCGAGATCAGCACCGCTGTTTCGAGGTCGTGCCCCAACTCCAGCCCGGCGCCGAGCATGTTGAGATCGCCCGTTCCCGTGGACGGGTCCCAGACTATGCGGATGTCGCCCATCAGGTGCCCGCCGTTGGTGCGTTGGTCGGGACCTCGGTGTCGCCGTGGCTGTCGTCGCCCTGGGCGTGCTTGTGCGTCTGCACGCCGACCTGGTCGGCCCCGCCGTAGCCGGCGATCACCGCGCCGGTGACGTGAAGGTCGCCGTTCACCGTCATGGGCTTACCGGCGCAATTCACCGCCGGGCCGGTCTCCGTCAGCCAGAAATTGGCGCCGCGGATGTCGTAGAGCGCGGAGTCGCCAACCCCCAGGCCGCGCAGCCGATAGGTCTGGTGTCCGCTCGCGATCACCAGCGCCTTCGACCGGTCGCCGTCGAGAAACGCCAGGTGCATGTCCGTCGAAATCGGCGGAGAGCCGGTGACGCCAAATCCGTAGAGTAGCGGCACGTTGTCGGCCGCCGAGATCGCGTCGAGCTGGACCTGCACGGTCTGCACCGGGCCAAGGTCGTTGACGACGAGAGTCGACCGACCGAGGGCGAAGGGCGAACCGCGGCGCCGCGCCAACGTATCGACCAACCGTTCCAGCGCGGCGACCCTCGCCTCCAGCATCGCGGACATCAGGCGCGGCCTCCGGTCAGTTGGGCGGCGGATTGGTTGATGGCGGCGCCGGGGCCTGCGAGGTCTGCGGCGAAAGGGCGAGCTCGGCGTCGAACAGGTTCAGCGGGTTCGGGTCGGGCGTGAACGCATCCTGCGGCATCAGCACCGCGTCGGCGTGCGTGCCCGACATATCCTTGCGGAAGGTCACCGTGCCGATGACCCATTTCGCGTCCACGATGTCGGCCTCCGGCGCCTCGATCGGCGCCAGCCGGTTCGGCGTCCACAGCGCACCCTTGCTGTCGCGCCAGGAGTCGCAGGTGATCGACGCGGCCTGGCTACGGCCGATGCGTCGCGCGCACTCCCAATTGGCACGCTGCTTGGCGATGACGTCGTTTTGGACGGTGGACAACGCCGCGCCCGGCGCCGGGGCAACCTGCTCCGAGACGATGATCTTCAGGCGATATTCGCCGAGGGCCTTGTCCGCGTCATTGACTGCCCGGCGGTTGGCAAGGTCGGCGAGGTCGGACGTCTGGTCGACGCCGGACCAGACGACCAGGTATTCCGAGAACCGCCCATCGACCGACCGCTCCGCGCTGATTGCCTCGATGTTGCCTGGCAGCGTAAACCCGGAGGCATGCGAGAGCGTGCCGACGCGATCCAGCACCAGGCGCCCGAATTCGTCCTCGTAGACCAGATAGCCGGCATAGCGGGCGACGCTCTCGATGATTTGGTACGACGTGTCGCCGAGGCTGCTGAAACCCCCGAGGATCGGCACCCCCAGGTCAGCCACCGCCGACAATGCCGTGATCCCGTACGCGTTGCAAAGCGTCTGAGCCAGGGTGAGCGTGTTCGGAGCGATCAGCGAACCGCCCTTGACATCCGGCGGCTTGGCGAAGTTGGCCGAGCAGTCTACGAGGTTCCGCGTTTTCCCACGCCCGGCGATCGTGACCTGGTGATTATGCGCGTCGATCGGGATCGTGCGCCGGTCGATCCATCCGGTGATGACCAGGTCGGACCCGATATAGATCAGGCACGACTGCCCCGGCCTCGTGCCCGCCAAAGCGGCGCCCTGCAAGAATTCGGCGCTCGCGGTGAGCGCCCAGGAATTCGGTATCGTCTCGCAAGATCGCGTGATGCTGACCGTCTGCCAGCCCTGGAATTGCTGCGACCCCGTCTGAATCGTTACGTCATCCACGCCCGACGCGAGGAATGCTGCCATCGGATTGCTGCCCGCCATCTACGTGAATATGCGAATCGCTCGGGCGCCGCCGGCGCGTGGTTCGCGCCGCGACCGTCCCCTATCGGGCCTGCTGCCCGGTCAGCTTAGTTGGTAGCGCGCGCCTTGCGCCCGACCGGCCGTTTCGGGCTGGCCCGATGCGCGGCCAGGCCGAGCGTGACCAGCTCGCGCAGCGCCGCCGACTCGGATGGCAGGCGCTGCTCGAAGCGGAATTCCTCCACCGCCGCCGCCACGTCGTCATCGAGACAGAGCTGCTTGCGGTTCGGTGCGGTTTTCGGTCTGGCCATGCGCACGGCCTAGCACGAACAAATCCGGTTTGTCAGTAAAATACTTCTTGTCCCGTCGTTGCTTATGTGCAATAGTTAGCCATGTCGGAAATCACTCCCCCCGTCGCACTGAACCCGGAAAAACCCCTCTGGTTGCAGCACGTCATCGAGGACCTCGACAGCCCCGACGAACACACAGCCTTCATCGCGCGCGCGTGGCTGCGCCTGGTCATCAAACGCCAGACTCAGGACCGCGTGCGCCACGCGATGACCGTGCAAACCGCCAGCAGCTTCATCCCAACTGGAGAAATCCGATGATCGGCTATCGCATCTTCCGCTTCGTCCTCGCCCTCGCGCCGGGCCTGGGCGCGATCGTTGTCTACCTGACCATCCGCGCCGCCTGCGCCGGCATCTGATCCGATGACCCGCGCCGCCGACGTGCCCTTCACGGCCTACGAGACCAAGGTCTCGGCGGAGCTTCTCGACTGTGCCATCGAGATCGGCCCGACCGACCCGAGGGCGGCCGTCTTCCGGGAGATCCGGACCAAGCTGCGCCACGCCGACGCCGGCTCGATCCCGCTCCGCGAATTGGAAATCCGCGCGTTCGCGGTGCTGCTCGACTGCGCCGGCCACCACGACTATGCGGCCGCCACTCACCGGGCGATGACGCGGATCTACGTCAAACTGCGCCACGCCGAGCTGACCGAGGACGCCCCGGTCAGGTGACAGTGATCGCGGCTGATACGAGGGCGCCGATCGTGACCCCGCCGCTGGTTTGAATGATGCCGAAGATATACCACGTTCCGGCGGTGGCCGGTGCAGACAGGTATTCTCCGAACCCGTCCGCTCCATAGGTGCCGCCGGCCGTGCCGGCGGCAACCGGACCAAGCAATCCACTGGTCGGCACGGGCGCGGCCGTCGGGGCATAGGCAAAATAACCGTTCGCCCCAGCGGGCGGTGCAGTGCTCGAAAACACCATCAATCCGCCGCCGGTGCCAGGCCACGTCCCGCCATGAACCACGGGACCCGTTGGCGCCCAGGTGCCGAACGCCACGGCGAGCGTATAGGTGCTTGCCGTCGTGCTGGCCGACCACGCCCCGGGCGAGCTGGGCGATGCGTTGGTGCCCTGCACCTGCACGTCGTAGGACGTGGCGGCGGTCAGCCCGGTCAGCACCACGCCGGACGCGACGCCGGTGACCAACGTCCAAGAGTTCGCCGCATGCACGCTGTATTGCAGGTTGTAGCCGGACGCTGCTCCGTGTGCGCTATCGACCGCCGACGCTGCCCAGGTCACCGCCAGTTTCGTCGTCGTGCCGTCGCCGACCGGCGCGACGCTGCCGATCGCCGGAGCGTTTGGCGCGGCCAAGGGGGCAGCGCCGGCGGAAAGATGCCCCAGCAGCAGGTTCCGCAGGTGCGGCATCAGTTGCTGACCACGGGAGTCAGTGTGAAGGTCTGTCCGCTGGTCGGGGTCAGCGACCCGCTCGACGTATACTGCAGGTCCCAATAGACGGCAGAGCCGGACGCCAGCTTCACCCATAACGCGCTGCCGGCCGCCGGGGTGCCGACGCCGGCGGCGCCGTCGCCGAACTGGGCCAACGTGACATTCATCGAGCCGAGGTAACCCGCCGCCCCGGTCGCTACCGCATAGGCCCCACCGTCGCCGTTGGTATAGGTCGGCGCGGCCGACCAGAATCGTACGGCCGCAACCACGGCACCCCACCCGGTCGTGACGTTGGTCGTCAGGATGATCTCCGGGATGGCGGCGGCGCCGCCCGCGTGGGCGATCGCGAACGACGGCACGACCACCGATCCGGCCGTGGTGCTGCT